AAAGACCATCGATTGCGCCCATCTTCATCAACTCATAAACCTCTCGGCCCCGCTGGGTGCCCATAGCTAAACGGCCTTTGACTTTAAGGCCACGTTCATCCTCAATGATTTCATCAAAGACCCCTATGGGTTCATCTGCGCGGTGCTGGTAAAGCATTTTCACAGCCTTTGCGCCCTTGCGCCCGATAGATTTGGCGAAAGCTCCCTCAACGACAACATCATTGCCAAGATCTTTGTTCCCGAAGATAGAGCCGTAACCGCTAAACTCGCCCTTTTCTTCATCCCTGTCCATTGCTTTGATGTCGAACTTTACATCAAGCGTTTCATCTTTGAACTCAATATCATCACTCATTTCATTTTCCTTTGGTTCTGACTTGCCATAACTGGACAAGCAAACCGCTGCCCGTTGGGTTCTGCTTGGATATTCAGAAACGACTTTATCATCGCCCATACAGCGACCCATAAAATCTGCTTCTGTTTCGCCACTATTGGGCTTTGGTAACGGCATGGTGAGCGTCCTCACGTTTTCATTATTCGCAATCTACCATATTGTAGAAGTAATTTAAACCACCATTGAATGATGACCTGATGTCAAAGGACCACGCTATCTTTCAAAGATGGTGATTTTATCTTTATTGGCTTTCTATCAATTACCGCGTCAGCTACTTTTTCGATTGGATAAAAGCCCCAATCTTCACCAAATCCTTCAGGCAATGCGCCAAAAAGATCCCGATATAACGATACCCAATCCTCATCCTCAATCGCAGAATTTAACCTTATTTGATATTGCTCATCACTTATCATCGAAATTATCCAGTATCTCTTGAAATCTTTTTGTAGTGCGAGGGAAAAGCCTTTGGGCTTCCTTCCACGCTTTTGGCCTTGCATAAATCGCGAATAAGTTCGCGAAAGTTTCGCTGTATTTGCTCCCGTATCTTCTGAAATAACTGACCCCATGACCGAAAACATAGTGATTGTCTTGGAAATATCCCGAAGTCATGGCATCGATAATGTCTGAAATTGCAGTTGCGCCATCAAATTTACCCTCCACTGTATTAACTAGATAGGTTCCACTTCGCCTTTTCTTCATCTTTGTAACTTTTTTGAACAAAAATTCTTTATAAGCTGGCAATTTTTCGTCAAAGCCTTCCGCTAAACGGTGGCCTAAAACTCCATCCAGATCAACGCCGCGCTCCCCAAGCCCTAAATCTGCGCTATCTTCAATAAATGCTAATTGAAAGTCTTTGTCTTGATGTGAGTAAAACCATTTATTTCGGCCCGTGAATGCCTTGCTTGCAAACATATGATCAAAATGGTGCCCATATTCATGTTCTAACACTTCTCCAGTAACCGCAGCATCAAGCGTTTTAGACTGAGAGAAATATTTACCTTTTCTATTTCTGATCTGACTGGGCCTGTCATACTTTGCAAAAATTCTTTTTTGCTGGTCATTGGTAAAATCGTTAATCTTATCGTCATATTCTTTCAATTTCTTTTTGCTTTTAACATTCGTGATCAAGTCAGATATTGCTATTCTAGGCGCAAGGGGGATAACCGCTGCCGCAGGTTCATCTATCACCAAGGGTCCAATTTCTTGGACAGACCCGCCATCATCGAAAAGATCATCCTCATCAGTGAAGTAAATTGCCAAGCATCGACAATTTATATTATTTGAAGCCCCGCCAGATCCATCGTGCGGGTATTTCATTTCTATCTCAACGCCCTTGTCTCTGATGATAAAAGGCTCATCAATCCCGACCTCTTGGCCGTTAGCCGCTGCATGGCTTGGCCGTGTCCTACTGTCGCCAACAGAGACCCAACGCTTCTTTTGTGCTGGCAACCCGAGTTCCCTGTTTGCTTCGTCAGTGGCAAAAGACGCAGCCGCATGGGTTTCTGTCCTTGCAATAGTCGCCGCCCTTGAGCGCCCGATTGTGCCGCCTGTGCGGTCAACGATCAGCTTGGCTGTCTTATCAACCCCTAGCCCCTCAGTTTCCCCTAGCTGTATGGCTTTTAAAATGCCTCGTCTGGTTGTTGCCGCAACCCCCGCAACCTTTGATGCACCCTCTCTTGCGTAATATTGAAAGATCAGGCTTTGAAATTGGCTTTCTGCCTTTCTGTTCTCTGTGACACGGCTGGAAAACTTATCAATCACGCTTGTATATGTCGCCCGAAATACCGCCCCAAGCTCTGCCTCAAGATCACTGGTGGCCGCTTCGATATTGCCGCCGACCTCGTAAGCCTTGGCCGCTTGTCTAGCTGTCTTGAGGAAAAGGCTTTGTAGCTTTCGCTGCATCCCCCGTTCATATCCCATTCTCAAGCGGTTCACTTCCCTGATCTCTTTAGCGATTGAGAGGCGGGTTTTGCCCGCTTTGATGTAAACTGGAAAAGCCATGAACCCTTATACCACGCTTAGTTTATCAAAAAAAGATAATAGCTAAGTTATTGATTTTATTACATAATCCCAGGATCATTATTTTATTTGTAAATAAATTATTGACATATAGGCGGGGCTGAATTACACATAATGAAGAAAAGGAGGAAACAAAAATGCACATTATGGGAGCAAAAAAAATTCAAGATTATCTGGACAGAGCTTTCAGCCTGATCCAAGAAGATGGAACTTTTGCCGCTAAGTCGCACAAGAAAGACGCATTGGCATACGTAAGCGGCGCTTACCAAATTATCCGAGATGCAAACGGCAGATTTGCTTTAGATCATCTTTCACGCGAAGATTACTGGGCCATCCCCTTTGATCTTTATCAAATCCGCGAAAAGCACATGCGCCTATTCGATCTCGCGCATCATGCCGACTTGGAAAAGCTTGTGGCACTTCGCGCTGAATTGAAAGCTATGGATGTCATCAAGCCCGCACCCAAGAGCGACAGGATCGAAAAGAAGCACAAGGAGATAAACAAGACGGTTCATGAGATGATCCAAAAGCGGATGGCCCAATATCATGAGGCAATCGAAATCGGAAGATTGTTCGGCGGGCTTCCAGTTAGCGCGACCCCCCATCTTGTCACAAACGAGCATGGCACGACCTTCACTCGCTGCTTTTATTATCTGGATGGAAAGATGACGCCGCTCGCTGTGATCATGGCCGCATCTGATGCACTAGCAAGAGAAAAGGAGGGAGCCATCTGAGGGAAAGGGGGAGAAATCCCCCGCCCAAATTAATTTGTTATTACTTCTCTTTTTTGTAAATAAATTGTTGACACTTTTATCGGCAATCTGTACACCTGTTTACATAGAGAGGGAGAAACGAAATGACAGCCAAGACAATCATCAAAGACGCAGAGGCAGCGGTAGCAGCAATGGACAGCTTTTCATGCCTTTGCTTGAGCGCCGCAGAAGGCAACTGGGTTCAAGCAATCTTTGACGGAATTTCTTTCTTATGCGCTGCAAAAAACACTTTCTCATAAAAATTAAAACGGGGCTTCGGCCCCACCATTTTACGATTGCTTGGAAGAAAGGAGGAAGAAAAATGCTAGACAGGATCTTTGTTTGGTTCGAAACTTTACCGCTGATCTACAAGGTCATCGTGATTGTCATAATCAACGCGGCAATAGTCGCACCCGCTCTCTTATAATTTCAACAGCCTATGGAGGCAAAAAAATGTCAAACTTTTCTAACAATTCAAATCATGGCCGCGTTGCCAAAATGTGCGACTATCTCGACCTGATTGAAAAATCAGCGTCCAGCAATAAGGCTTCGCCTGATGAGGTTGCCGCGCTTCTAGCCCCCATCATGCAAAGGCTTTCGGAATACTCGCTTACGGATGCCCCTGTGGCTTCTACTGATGCAGACCCAGCAGATGCCCCAGTAGGCGACCTTAAATCGCGAGTTTATCCCCAAGGAAAACCGCACCCTTGGGTCACGATCAGGGAATGTGCGGAGAGCGCAAGCCTCAAGGATCTATCGGTTGCAATGGCCGTATTTATGAACCGATATGAGGAAGCGCTGGGTTAATTAAAAAGCCATAGTGTTAATTATTTGTAAATATATTGTTGACACTATGGCAAAAATACTGCACACAAAAGTCATAAGAAACGGAGGAAATAAATGGCTTATATCAATCAGGAAAAAAAGAAAGCTTTAGCGCCAGCCATCAAGGCGGTTCTAAAAAAATACGACATGAAGGCAAGCATCGCGGTTCGCCATCATATGACTTTGATTGTGACGCTCAAGGAGGGGCCAATAGCTTTCGACATGAAGCACCCGCTTGACTATCAGGTCAACACTCACTGGATTGATGAGCATTATGCAGATCACCCAGTTGCCCGCGATTTTTTGAAAGAGCTAATTGCCGCAATGGAGGGGCCAGACTTCTTCAACAATGATGACAGCATGAGCGACTATTTTCATAGAAGCCACTACATCGCCATCAATATCGGCAAATATGAGAAGCCTTATAAAGTGGCCGCATAAATCAAACGGGGGAGAAATCCCCCACAACCTTGGAGGGTAAAAAATGCCACATTCAATTAAATTTCTTCTTTCTGACGAACAAGCCAAAAAGCGCTTAGCGCGTCTTGATGGCAAGGTAAGATCAGGAAGGGGTAACAAGTGCGTCATCCATGTGGAAGTTCCGCAGACCGCGCTTGAATGGCCGCTTGACCACCGTAACATGATAGAGTTCGATGCTATCAGCCCAACTACCGCCATGAAGCTTGGGAAGCGCTGGCTCTCGCATCACGGCGCAAAAACTTTTGCTATTCGCCGCATCAGAGATGATGGATCTCTCTCCGCTCCGCTGGGAATTTATGACGCCATTGATTTCATGGAAGAAGGAGAGGTTTGGTGAAAATCAAAATTGAACATACAGTTGAATTGAGCGGTGAGGATCTTGCCGCTCTGAAAATCTACTTTGATGAAATCAAAGATGAGGGGGAAACCTTCCGCGATTGGTTCAAAAGTAGCTTTGTGGCTTGCGGCAATTGCTTTATGGATGAGAAGGCCGCTGATTATGGAAGGTGGACGTTATGACAAATTGGAAGCAAGATGTTATTATCTTCGCGGTGATCGGTGCCGCGTCTGTGGGCTGGATCTTTGCTGTTAGCATGGGGTGGGCATAATGAAAGTATCGGAGCAATTTATTCTGAGGGCCGAAAGGTTCTCAGATTACGTTAAGCAAATTATAAAATTGGGAAATCTCGATGATCCAGAATTTAAAATGCGAGTTTTGTCTATGGAAATTTTCGGCGCAGACATGCCAAAGACCCTCAGCCTCATGAAGGGATTGGCCGCTTACAAATTTTTGGAACTTGAAGGCCAAGACCAAGAACTTGATGAGGCTTACAATTGCATTGAAGCCTATCTAATCGAGGATGCCTCTCGCACATTTGACCAAGCGATTGATGGCCCAGATGGCGAAAAGTGGGCGTTGATCCTAGCAAATGAAGCCAAAGAATACGGTATAATCACAGAAGAAGAATACAAGCGCTTATTCACCGACGATGAATAATCTACTTCTTATCTTTGGATTTTAGCGGATGTCCTTCTGGTAAAAGATCGGTGTCAAACTTTCCGCTTTTATATCTCCCTGTTCTTACGGCTTGCAAAAATACATTTACGCGAGCGTATGCCCATTGATCCGCAGAACTAACGCTAGGACGCACAGAAGAAGGGTTTGTGTTATAAGCGCCCACGCCTCTACGGAAAACCGCCTCCAGCATCCTCTGAGTGACCCTCTTGCCCTTTTTGTCGCCGTGTTTTTCGTTATGGTCTTTCACCTTTTCGGCTAAACCTTTTTTGACCGCCTCCGAGATTTTAGTCGGCGCTTTTTCCTCAATCTGCAAATCTTCCATATATGCAGCCAACTCTTGAGCCTTATCACGTTCTTTATCTAGCTCCTTCACTTTTCGAGCCGCCCAACTCTGGCCCTCATCACCGCCCCAAAGAAGCCAAGCCACCAAACCCGCACTGGGCCATCCAGCCTCACCCCTGCGGAAGCCTTCCGCTCGCTTATCTACCTCATGTCTGGAAAAATAACTGTGCATTCTGCGAACCGTTCTGGGGCTTAGGCGCTCCTTTGACTTTAGCTGATTGGCCCGCGTAACCCCTACCTGAGTTCCACCGCGTCCATATTCCTTGCGAAGATTTAGCCCACGCTCTGCATTTCTCGCCATTGCTTCGGTGGGCGTTGTATTTACATCGCTTTCAGCCTTTTCGCCGCCATCAGTCAAATCTTCATATTCAGAGTGGGTATCGCAAGGCATAAACACCGCTTGACCGTCAACTGTATGCTGGTGAGTGCCAACGCATCCAATCTCAGAAGCCCGTGCCGATGCTTCCGCTCTGGTTGTGAAAGTGTCCTTGGCTACTTCACTCTTTTTTTTTATTTCGGTTTCGCCGTAGGCTTCTTTCCCAGCATCTTCTGGATCTTGACCTTCATCTTCTGCGATTTCTGGTCCACCCAGCGGGAATAGATTTGCAGCGATAAAGACTTCATCTCCCCCGCTGATGGGTTCAAGGCCCAATCTATCACGCGCCTCATTGCGAGAGATAATCCCATCCCTAACTGCCGCAGTAACATTTTCATAAACCCTGCGCCTCCGCTCTGTCATGGCTGGGATGGCATCAATATCATACGAAATTTTAATATCATCTCCAAACGCTGGGGCCAGCCATTCGTTTAAATCGCTTTCGATCCTACGCGCCAAAGGAATAATCGTTTCCTCGTATAGCGCCAGCCTTGCCTCTTGGACATTCGCATAGGTTTGCGCGTCTGGTATTCCGATCAACTGAGAGGGAACACCAAAACAAAGCGCAATATCTTTTGCAGTCATATTTGCTTGGCTCAAGAAATCCATGTCCTTTGGAGACATCCCCATTTCTTTCCAATCAAAATCACCCTCAAGCAACATTGGACGCCCTGCGTTGTTTACGCCCTTAAACCTGTTTGCCAGATCATTCTGCAACTGATCTCTCTGCCCATCTGTGAGCATCAACCTGTTGCCAGCGACATCTGCGGGTTTAAAAACAATAGCGCCAGATGGCCGCGCTCCATTAGCCAGAAGCGCAATGTTATGCTTGGAAACCATGTTGTTCTGGTCAATAGACAAAGCCGCTGCGGCTAATGGAGAAAGCCCAAGATAATCATCAAGAGGGTTCCAAAGCTTAAAGTGCTTAACCTCTGCCCC